GTAGAGCGCGACCAGGCCGACGCCTGGATCGCCGCCCAGCACGCCGAGAAGTTGGAGCGTGGGGCCGAGCGGGTCGAGGTCGAGATCCATGGCCAGCGGATCGAGACGACCGCCGTGGGCGGCGTCGAGCTGCGGGGCGACCACGGCGCGGCGACGCCGGGCGCGCCGGTGCGGCCGCCGGTCGAGACCGTGACCGGTCAGCCAGTGCTTGAGACCGTCGTGCCGGGCGCACAGCTCGGCCAGACCGATCAGGCGACGGTGACGGAGGTGGTCGTTCCGAACGAAACGACAGCCGACGCGGTCGTACCGGTCCCCGGCGCGGAGCCGGTCGAGATCCCGCCGGTGGTGGTGGTCGAAGAGCCCAAAGAGCAGGCTCCGGACGGCCGGCAGCGATCTCGCAAGACCGACAAGCCGGCGAGCTAACCGATGCCAGCGGTCCAGCACCTCCTACGCGGCGTGCCCGGAACCCTCTCGGTGACCTACGAGAACGCCGAGGGGGCAGCGGCCGATCCTGGCGTGGTGACGGTCACCGTCACGCGCGCCGATGGGACGGTGCTGGTCAGCGGCGTGAACGCGACCGGAACCGGCGCGACGCCCCGGACCTACGGGCTCTTGGCGGCGCAGGCCGGGCAGCTCGACGTGCTGACGGTGAGCTGGTCCAGCCCGACATTGGGGACGCTGACGACGACGGTCGAGATCGTGGGAGCGCTGCTCTACACGGTCGGCGAAGCGCGAGCGTTCCACGACGGGGCGATGAGCGACGCGACCAAGTACCCGGCCAGCCGGATCGAGCAGGCCAGGGTGCGAATCCTCGACGCGTTCGAGGAGATCTGCCAGGTCGCCTTCGTGCCGCGCTACCGGCGAGAGCGGCTGAGCGGGAGCGGGACGAACCGGCTGATCCTGCCGACCAAGCGAGTGAGCGCCGTGCGGGCGGTCGAAACGCGCTCCGGCGCGATCTGGACCGCCTTCGGGCCTGCCGACGTGGCTGACCTGCTGATCGAGCCGTGGGGTCAGGTGACCCGTGAGTCGCTCGGCCTGTTCCCGGCCGGCGAGCGCAACGTCCGGGTGGCCTGGGAGCACGGCTATAGCCAGCCGCCAGACGAGATCCGCCGGGCGGCGCTGATCGTGACGCGCTACCAGCTCGTGGAGTCCAACATCCACGACCGGGCGACGGCGATGAGCGTCGAGGGCGGCACGTTCTCGCTGGCGACGGCCGGGATGCGGGGGGCCTGGTACGGGCTCCCGTTCGTCGATTCGGTGCTCCAGCGCTACTCAGAACGACTGCCGGGGGTGGGTTGATGGAGGCGGAAGTCAGCACGGTTCCGGCCTTCAAAGTTGGCCTACGGGACCAGTTGCGGGCGCGGCCCGGCCTGGCCGGGGTGACGGTTGTGACAGCCGAGCTCGGGGCGGACACGCCACGCGAGGCGCTGATCCTCGGGAACATCCCAGACGGTGACGAGACCTGGGACGTGCTCGGCAACATGCGACGGGAGGAGACCTATCGAGTGCGTTGGCACGTCTGGATCGTGAAGCCGGGCGCGGGTGAGGACACCATCGTCGCGGCGCGCGACCGGGCCTTCGCCATCGCCGCCGAGCTGGCCCGGCAACTCCGGGGCGATCCACGGGTCAACGGCACGGTCAAGTTGGCCGAGTACAAGCCGGGAGCGATGGACGAGGGGATTCACCCAGACGGCCGCTTCTGTCAGCTCGACGGCCAGGTCGCGGTCACGGCATATCTAGAGAGCTAGGGTGAGATGCGAAAGATCAAATACGTCGGACCATTCCCAGACGGCGTGGCGATTCAGGTCTCGGCCGAGGAGACCATCGTCGCGGAGCACGGCCAGGCGGTCGCGGTGCGCGATGAGCTGGCCAAGAGCCTGGTGGAGCAAGCGGACATCTGGCGACCGGTCGGCTGGAAGCCCGACCGCGAACAGGACGAAGCCCCGTCCGAGCCTGAGAGCGCTCCCGAGGAGCCGCACGGGCGGGTCGAGAAGGATGAGGTGAGCGATGCCTAATCTCGGGTCGGGCCTCTCGGCCCAGTTGGGGGTCAAGAAGGAAACGACGTGGGGGACGCCGGTTACCGTCGATCGCTTCTGGGAGATCGAGCCGGAAGCGGCGTTCGAGACCGAGATGGTCTACCCACTCGACAACACGCCCTTGCTCGGACGGGGGATGCACCAGCGTTCCGACCGGGCGCGCTCGGTGAAGGTCGGCGCGAAGTCGAAGTTCAACTTCGTGCCGATGACCAAGGGCTATGGGCTGCTCTTCCAGATGCTGCTGGGGACGGCCGCCATCGCTCAGGTGGGCGCGACGGCCGAGTGGAAGCAGACATTCACCCCAGACACGGTGAACGGGATGCGCGGCCTCGGCGCGACGGCCCAGCTCAACATCCCGTCGAGCGACGGCAACGACCGGCCGTTCACTGGCGAGGGCGGCAAGATCTCGAAGTGGAAGCTGATCGCCGCGCTCGACGAGCCGCTGAAGTTGCAGACCGAGTGGCTCTTCGAGGATGTGGTCACCAGCACGGCGCTGGCGACGGCGAGCTACCCGACCGGGGCCGAACCCTGGACCTTCAACGAGATCCTGATCGACGTGTTCGGGACGGCGACGCCGCTCAAATCGGTGGAGATCGAGGGCGTGAACGGGATCGCCGAGAACCGGCGCGCGCTCCGCTCATCGGCGCTCCGGCGTGAGCCGCTGGCCAACGCCCGCTGGCCGATCAACATCAGCCTAGAGGGGGAGTTCGAGGATCTCACGGCCTACAACGCCTGGATCGCCGGGACGCAGGGGGCGCTGATCCTGACCGCGACCGGGGCGAACATCCCGACGACCTCCGCGCCGTACAAGCTGGTCGTGACGATTCCGGCGATGGTGTACCGGGGTGAGAACCCCAAGGTCGAGTCCGAGGACATCATCATGATGCCGCGCAAGGCCATCGCCTTGAAGAACGCGGCGGACCCGATCATCAAGATCGAGTACCACAGCGATGACACGGCGGCCTAATGAGCGCGGCGTCGGCCACGCGGATCGACGTCATTGGGCTGAAGGAGCTACGGCGTGACCTACGCAGGCTGGCGGACGACGGCCACTGGCGGCCGCGGCTCAGGGAGACGAACCTCCGGGCGGCCGGGATCATCGCCAGCGACGCGCGGAGCCGAGCGTTGTCGCGGTCGAGCCCCCGGATGGGGTCGGTCGCGTCCGGCACGATCCGCCCGCTCGCGGCGCAGACGAAAGCCTACGTCGCGGTGGGACTGGCTAGCGTGCCCTGGACGATGGGGCACGAATTCGGGAGCGCGCGCTACTTGCAGTTCCCGGCGGTTCGGAAGGGCGGCTACAACGTGTTCCCAGCCGTCGCCGAGCGCACTGACGACGTGATCGATGTGTACGGAAGACTCCTGGACGATGTCGCGAGAGAGGCGTTTCCAGGATAGGGAGGCAGGACCGATGTCCACGGCAGTCGCGACCAACATCCATGTTCGCCCGCTCAAGGGGCGGGATATCTTCGCCCTAACGCGGGTCATTCAGAACAGCCGGGGCGAGCTCAAGCGGCTCATCACCGACAGCCGCCAAGCGGGTGGCGGGCTCAGCATCGACGACACCGAGCTGGCGTTGACGGTGTTGTTCTCGCTGATCAGCCAGGCCGAGAGCGAGATCCGTCCCTGGCTGGCCGACATGGCCGGGATCACGCCCGAGGCGTTCGATGAGCTAGAGATGACGCAGGTGATGGACCTGCTCGAAGGGATCGTCCGGCAGGAGGACTGGCCGGCTTTTATCTCGCGGCTCAAGAAGATGCTGCGGTCCTAACGGCCGGCCGCGACCTGATCCAGGCCCGCTACGGCTGGACCGACGCGACCGTCGACGAGCTCTCGATACCACGGCTGATCGAGCTGATCGGGATCTGTGGACGGGCGGCCGAGCGGGAGGAGATCGAACGATGGCAGTTGGCGGCGTTCACCGGCTGGCAGATCGTCAGCGTCGTCCAGGGCGCGCTGAAGGGCAAGCCGAAGCCGTTCAAACAGTATCTACAGACGTTAGGCCTTAGCGATGAGCAGATCCGACAAGCCCGAGATCGACCCGGCGCTGCGAGCCCTGCTGCTCGGCCTACTCCGGGCGCTCGGCACGGCGTCGGACGCGATTCGACAGTATCTGGGGATTGAGAAGCCGGACGACTAGGACCGGCTGACAGGAGAGAGGGGTCCGGCCTCGCCATTCGGCCACGCCGCGACCTGACAGGGCCTCGCCAGACCGGCCACGCCCTCGGGACATGAGCCCTCCGGGGCGCGTGACTGAGACGTGGCGGTGGCCGGCAAGCGCGTCGTCAAAATCGAGATCCTGGGGGACGCCAAGGGGGCTCGGCAAGCGTTCGGCGAGGTCGAACGCGCCGGCGGCTCGATGTCGACCAACCTCGCCTCGGTGGGGGCCGGGCTGACGGCCGGCATCACCGCGCCGATCCTGGCCATCGGCGGCAGCGCCCTCTCGACGGCGGCGAATTTCGAGTCCGCGCTCAACGAGATGGGGGCCGTCTCCGAGGCGACCGACGGCCAGATGGCCCAGATCTCCGAGACGGCGATCAACCTCGGCAACGACATGTCCCTGCCGGCGACCTCAGCGACCGACGCCGCGCTGGCGATGGTCGAGCTGTCCAAGGCCGGGCTCTCGGTCGAGGACTCGATGGCGGCCGCCAAGGGCGCGCTCCAGCTCGCGGCGGCGGGCCAACTGGATGAGGCCGAAGCCGCCCAAATCACGGCTCAGGCGCTCAACGCCTTCGGACTCTCCGGCGATCAGGCCGTCCGGGTGGCCGACCTGCTGGCGGCCGGCGCGAACGCCAGCGCGGCGTCGGTTGACGACCTCGGCATGGGGCTCCAACAGGCTGGGTTCGCTTTCCAGGCCAGCGGCCAGCCAGTCGAGCACCTCGTCACCTCCCTGGCGGCGCTGACCAACGTCGGGCTGACCGGCTCGGACGCCGGCACGGCGCTCAAGAACGCCATGATCCGGCTGATGTCGCCGACCGACCAGGCGGCCGGGATGATGGAGCAGCTCGGGATCTCGGTGTTCGACGCCAACGGCCAGATGCTGCCGCTGCCGGACATCATCGGCACCCTCAACAGCGCGATGGCCGGGATGACCGACGAGCAGCGCAACGCGGCGCTGGAGACGATCTTCATGTCGGACGGCATGAAGGCGATGCTGCCGCTGCTCGACCTCGGCAAAGAGGGCTTCCTCGATCTGGAGTCTCAGGTATCCCGCCAGGGCGCGGCGGCCGACCTGGCCTCGGCCAAGACCAAGGGGCTCAAGGGCGCGCTCGACGGGCTGAAGAGCCAGCTGGAGACGCTGCTGCTCAAGGGCGGTATGCCGTTCCTGGGCTTCCTGGAGGACGGCGTCCGATACGTCGCGGAGCTGATCCCGCGCATCGCCGAACTCAACCCGACGATCCTGGCCGGCGCGGGCGCGTTCCTAGCCGTCCTGGCGGCGGCGGGACCCGTCCTGCTGGCTATCGCCGGCATCGGCGCGGCGGTGGCGTTCCTGCTCTCGCCGGTCGGGCTGCTGGTGCTGGCGATCGGTCTGCTGGCGGCCGCCTTCGCGACCAACTTCATGGGCATCCGCGACGCGGTGATGCCGGTGCTCGGCGCGCTGTCCGACGCGGTCAACCGCATCGTCTCGGCCTTCCAGTCCGGCGGGCTGCAAGGCGCGCTGGACGAAGCCAAACGCATTTTCAGCGAGTGGGCCTCAATCATCGGGCCGATGGTGCCGGTCGTCCTGGAGCAGCTCAAGGGCCTCGTCGCCGAGGTCGGCGGTTGGATCATCAATACCGGCGTGCCAATGCTGGCCTCTCAGCTCGCGGCCTGGGCCGACCAGTTCGGAGCGTGGGCGGTCGTGGCCGTGCCGCCAATGCTGGCCGCGCTGGCTGGACTGCTGGAGGAGCTCGGGGCGTGGATCGCCGACGTAGCCGCGCCGGCCATCGGCGACAAGCTCCTGGCTTGGGGAGCGGCCCTCGTCGATTGGGTCGGGCCGCGCATCGTCCCGGTCCTCACCGCGCTGTGGGAGCTCTACTACGCCATCGAGAAGTGGCTGATCACCGAGGCGCTGGCCGGCATCGTCTCGAAACTGCTGGAGTGGGGAACGGCCTTCGTCTCGTGGGTCGGGCCGCAGATCCCGCCGTTGCTGGCTGAACTCGGAGCCTTGCTAGTCGAGGTCGGGTCGTGGCTGATCAACACCGGCGTCCCGACACTGGTGAGCACGCTCTTGGCGTGGGGCCTGTCCTTCGTCGCCTGGGTCAACCCGCAGATCCAGCCGTTGATCGCCGAGCTGGGGCTGCTGCTGGCCGGCGTCGCGGGCTGGATGCTGACCGTCGCGTTACCAGCCATCGTGAGCAACCTCGCCCAGTGGGGGCTGGCGTTCCTCACCTGGATCGCGACGGATGTCCTGCCCTTCCTGGTCACGAAACTAGCCGAGATCCTGGTCGCGATGACGGGCTGGATCCTGACGACCGCCCTGCCGGAGATCGTCAGCAAACTGGCCGAGTGGGGGCTGGCCTTCCTGGAGTGGATCGCGACGGATGTCCTGCCGCAACTGCCGGAGAAACTGGCCGAGATTCTCTCGACGATATCGGGTTGGGTCGAGTCGGCCGGTGAGGCGCTGCTCGGCTACGGGGCCCAGATCGGCCAGAAGATCGTCGACGGCTTCAAGGGCGCTTTGGAGGCCGGCATCAACGCGGCCATCGACATCGTCAATGGGGCCATCGGCGCGATCAACAACGCCCTGTCGTTCGAGATCCCCGGCTACGACCCGCCGGGGCCAGGTCCGAAGTTTGACGGCTTCTCGGTGGATGCGCCGGACATCTCGACCGTGGACCGGGTGGCGCTGGCCAAGGGCGGCATCGTCATGCCCCGGCTGGGCGGCGTCCCGGCGCTGCTGGCCGAGGCCGGCGTGCCGGAGGCGGTGATCCCGCTCGACTCGGCGATGGCGCGTTCGCTGTTCGGCGGCGGGGGACAGCAGGGGCCAATCGTCCTGCACTACACGCACATCAGCCAGATCGACAGCCGGGAAGTGGCGCGCGAGTCGTCCAAGCACATCATCAACGACGTGCCGGCTCCATTGGTGACGGGAGGCTAGCGTGGCGACCGAGCTGCTGCTGTCGGTCGGCGACGGCACGACCACCGGCTACCTGGACCTGATCGAGCCGCCCTATGGGCTGGTCGAGGGAAGCTGGGACACCTCCGAGCCGGGGAGAGTGCGCTTCACGCTAGAGATCTCCGGCACGAGCGGCAACGACCTTGACCTGAACATTGCGGCGATCCTGACCAAGCTCCGGCAGGCCGAGAACGCGGCCCAGCCGGGGGCCTACGGCGATTGGGTGACGCTGGGCGTGGCGCTCGGCGGGATGTCCAAGCGCGTCTACTACGACATCCTGAACGGGACCGTCACGATCCGGCCGGAGAGCCACACCGCGCCGATCCTCGAGGTCTCTCACACCGTCCTGGCCGACATCGAGCTGCGGACGCTAGAGCATCCCCGCGGCGAGAGCTACGCCCAGACGCTGAACGGGACATTGACGAACGGGGCCATCGCCTGGCTGATCGAGAACGTGCCGGGGGACGCCGACGCGCTGGTACGGCTGGCGATCACCGACGTTTCGACAAACGGGAAATTCATCAACCGGCTGCGGTTTGCGTTGGCGAGCGCCGAGGGCATCGCGCTGGGCGATTGGGACCCGTGGGTGGACGTGACGGCGGTTAGCCCGGCGACGACCCAGGCCGACGCGAGCGCCTTCGGCGGCAACTACGCACGGCGCTCGATCACGCCGGGGGGCGGCTACCTGGCCATCGCCCGGGCGGTGATGCCCTCGGGAGCCCAGAACAAGGGCCGCCGAAACGTGTGGATCCGGGCGCGCGACAACGCGACCGCTATGAGCGCGCCGACCAGCTTCGACGGGACGGTCACCGAGAGCACGACCACGACGGTCGAAACCTCCGCGATCACGCCGGCGGTGCTATCGCTCTCCCAGGTCAAGACCGCGACGACGACCAGCGGCTCGACCATCGCGGCGACCTGGTCGCCGACGACGGTATCCGGCAACGGCTGGTTCGCGGCCATCGAGACGCGCTGGAACACGGGGGCGGTCGACCTGGCGATCACGCCGCCGGCCGGCTGGACCTTCGTCGGGCGGCTGACGGCGGGGGTCGGAGCTGAGCGTACCTGGCTGCATCTCTTCGCCCGGGAGAACGCGCCATCCAGCAGCGCGTCGCAGAGCTTCAGCTTGAGCGAGAGCGCCACGCTGGTGCGGGCCGTCCTGATCATGGCCGAGGTCAATAACGCCATTTTGGCCGGGCTCATTGACCGCTTCGCGATGGAGGCGATGTTGACCGCCGACCTGGAGAACGGCGTCGTCAAGCTCGACGCCGGCGAGACGACCTTCCCCGGCGAGATGGTCCTGATGGTGGCGAGTCCACGCTGGGACTACACCGGGAGCGTCGGCGGGGGCTTCTCAGCCTGGCTCTCCGGGCAGACTGAGCAGGCCGACACGCAGTTCTTCGGGCTCGGCAGCCGGGTCTACGGCCAGGCTCAGACCGGGAGCACGCTGAGCGAGACGATCCCGGCCGTATCGAGCGGCACGGTGCTGGGCTACCTCTCGGCCGTCATCTCCCTGCGGCCCAAGCTAACGACCATCGTCAGCTCGACCGAGGTGCCCCAGGAGCCGTTCGCCGGCGACCTGCTGGCGGGCACCTACAGCCTGCGGCTTCAGGCGGTCGACGTATCCGGACGGGTCTCGAACGCGACGAGCACCATCATCGAAACAGTGACGAAGCCAAACGGGAGGATCGATCTCACCTGGACGGCGCCGGCCGGCCAGATCAGCCACTACCTGCTGAGCTGGCAGCGCGGGGCCGTCATCCGCCAGATCGCGACGCCGAACGCGACCACCAGCTACAGCCTGACGACCGAGACGGGGGCGAAGATCATCTCCGCTTTGCCGTCAACGGTGGGCGCGACGGCAAGCCCCAACCCGCTCCGGCTGCGGGCCGGGACGCTGAACGGGACGCTGTCCGCCATCGACCGGCAGATCCTGGTCCCCAGCGGGGGGCAGTGGTTCCTGGTGAACGGCGGGCTCTTGGACCTGCCGCCGGTGGAGCGATTGGTGGACGGCTCGCGGCCCGACTGGGCCATCGAGATCGACGCGATCAGCGGGGGCGGCGCGGCGGCGAACGTCGAGGTGGACGCCGTGTTCCTGGCCCCGCACGACCATCCCCAGCTCACGGTGGAGGTTCCGGGACTGACCCTGGTCGCCCTCCGGAACTGGCTGATCGAGACCCACCGGAGCGGGAAGTCGATGAGCGGCTGGCTGCGGGACACCGGGACCAGTGCCGAGGCGGGCCGGATTACGCCGGTCGGCGTCCTGACCCTGCCGCCGGGCGACGTGATCCTGGCGATGGCGGCGGACGTGGTGAGCGGCGTCTCCGACATGGTGGACGCGAAAGTCCAGGCGGCGATGACCATCTACCCGCGCTTCAAGTGGCAGCGCGGGAATCGCTAGTACAGAGAGGAGTTCTGGATGCCTGAGTATCGGACACAGCCGACGGACGGATTGGCTGAGGCGATCACCAGCCTGGCAACGGGAGACACGCTCGTCGTCGGGGCGGGCGAGTACGCCCAGGATGTCAAGGCGCGGCCGCCGGCCGGCGTCACGATCCGGTTCGATCCGGACGCGCTGATCCGCGGGCTCTATCACCTGAGCAGCGCCGAGGAATTCCGGGCGCTCGACACGCGGGTGGCTTGGCGGGACGGACTGCCGAGCACCGAGCACATGGTCAAGTTCCAGGGGGGAAGCGGGTTCGAGGTCGCCGGCGGGGAGTTGTGGGGCGCGCGCTCCTTCGCGGCACTGGTGGTGACCGGGCTGGCCCAGGAGTTCGACATCCACGACCTGTACATCCACGACACCTACGCCTCGAACGGGAAGAACCAGGACCACCTGATCTATATCGCCGACGGAAGCCAGGGGCGGATCCACCATAACCGGCTGAAGGGCGCGGCGAATGGGCGCGGGGTGAAGCTCGGCTCGACATCCAGCCGGGCGCTGCCGGTCGGGATCGAGGTGGATCACAACACCATCGTCGATTGTCTAGGCCCATCGCCGGCGCAGTTTTCGAACCGGGCGGCCCAGAACGTCGCCCACCACAACATCTGCGTGAACTCGGCCGAGGAGACCTTCACCGTCCACGACCTGACCGGGCGGGACAACCGGGTCCACGACAACATCTACTGGGGGTCCACCGGACTCATGGAGACGTCGCCGGGCCTGATCGACGGCGGCGGGAACCGCATGGAGGACCCAGAGCTCGACGAGGAGCTGCGGCCCAAGGCGGATTTGATCGGGATCTACGGCCACGTCCGGGAGGGTGATGTGCTGGCGGACCTACGGGCCGAGATCACCCGGCTGAACGGGGTCGTCGCCGGACACGAGGCGGAGCTGGCGAGCTACCGGCCGATCAGCATCATCGGGAAGGTCGTCGGCTAGATGGCATACCCGGTGATCCAGGGCAACGTCGTCGGCTCGGCGCTCAGCGTGTCCAGCTTCCTGCTGGATAGCTGGACACCGGGGGCCGACGATCTGCTCCTGCTCTTCCTGCACCTTCGGCAGACCCGGACGGCGACCGGCGTGACGGGCAATGGGCTGACCTGGACGCGGATCATCAACCGGCAGGATGCCCAGAACCAGATCCACGGCGAGGTGTGGTGGGCGCAGGGCGCGAGCCCGAGCACCGGGCAGATCGAAGTCACGCTCGACGCGACGGCTGGATCGATGCTGGCACGCGCCGTACGGATCTCTGGGGCCGCGAGCGGCACGCCAGCGGTCATCGCCTCGGCCGACACCGGCGGGACCGACACGGCGTCGCCGAGCGTGGGACTGACGACCGACGTGGCCGAGGCGGTGGTGGTCGGGACGATTGGCTGCCGTTCGCGGACGCTGACCTGGGGCTCGGGCATTACGGCCGTTGGGAGCCAGCAGGCGGTTGGCTCGGCCGGCGACGAGTTGAGGTTGGACACGGGATATCGGCAAGTGGCGAGCGCGAGCGCGACGACCATCGACGCAACGCTGTCCAGCGCCAACGACTGGATCGCAATGGCGGTGCAGGTCGCGCCAGTCGGTGCACCTCCGCCGGAGGGACAACCGATCCACCTCCGGCGGCCGGGGCTCTGGCTGCCGCCACAACTCGGAAGGGGGTTCTAGATGGCTGCTGGAGATGGCCGGCCATTGCCACGCAAGAACGTCGCGTATCGCGTCTATCTACCGATCTTCGACGCCGACGGCGACCTGGTCAGCGGCGCGACCGGGCTGGACTCGGAGATCTCGAAGGACGGCGCGGCGTTCGCCGACTGCACCAACGAGGCGACCGAGATCGGCGCGAGCGGGGTCTACTACCTCGACCTGACATCGACCGAGATGAACGCCGACGCGGTGTGCGTGATCGTCAAGACTAGCACCAGTGGGGCCAAGACGACACCGATCATCCTCTATCCAGAGGAGCAGGGCGATATCCGGATCGACCCAGCCCCGGTCGCAGATCAGGTCTGGGACGAGCTCCGGGCCGACCATGTTACGGCCGGTAGCTTCGGTCAGTACGCGCCAGCCAATGTGACCCACATCTCGGGCGATTCCGGGGCGGCCGACAACGCTGAGAGCTTCTTTGACGGGACCGGCTACGCGGGGACCAACAACGTGATCCCGGTGGTGACGACCGTGAACGGCTTAGGGGCCGGGGTCATCACGGCGGCCTCCATCGCCGCGGACGCCATCACCGCCGCGAAGATCGCCGCCGACGCGATTGGGGCGTCCGAACTGGCGACCGACGCTATCACCGAGATCGTGACGGCATTGCTGACGACCGCCATGACCGAGAGCTACTCAACCGATGGAGGTACCCGGACCTTGGCCCAAGCGCTCTATGAGATTTGCCAGCTCTTACAGGAGTCCAGCGTGAGCGGCACGACCGTGACGGTCAAGAAGGTCGACGGAACCACGACGGCATACACGCTGACGACGAACAGCGCGACGACGCCGACATCGGTGACGAGGTCCACCTAGTGCCGGTCTCCGGGCTGGTTCTACGAGCTGGGGTTGGCCCGGAGGCCACGCCGAGCTTGCTCCTGCTGCGCGGTCTCAATCCGGAAGGGGTGCCGGCCCCAAGTGCGACGATCCCCGGCGAGTCCTCCGACCCGCGGCCGACCGTGGCGCTGGTGATCGCGAGCGCCCTGCCGGAGGGTCTCGCCCTGCCGGTGATCGACGTGAACCCGAGGGTGACGAGCGTCGAGGTGGAGACGCAGTTGCCAGGCGGGTTCGGACTCTGCCGGGTCGGGATGCTGCCGCCGGACCTGCCGAGGCCAGCCGTCTACCCCTATCTCCCGATGCCGGTCGAGGTGCAGGACCGGAGCCATATCGCGGTTCACGTCGGCGGATCGGTCGTCCACGAGGGCGTGCTGCAAGAGACTGATGAGCCGGGCGGGCGGGTTCACGGGCTCTCGTCGCTCGGCTACGGGCTGGCCGGGATGAACTGGGGCGTCTATGAGTCGGCCGGCAGCGACCTCACGACTTCGGGGGCCATCGTGCGGGACGTGATCCGCCAAGCCGCGCCGCTGCTCAGTCTAGCGGTGGGCGACGGCTTCGTCGATCCGGGCGTCCGGCATGCCTGGAGCGAGTACGACGGGCGGACGCCGGCCGAGGTGCTCGACCAGCTCACCCGCGAGGGCGGCGGCGACGAGAACACGCCCTGGCTGTTCACGGTCTACGAGGACCGGGCGCTGCGGTTCCTGCCGCAGGTGACGCCGAGCCAGGCGATCTACCGCGTCCCGGTCGATGAGCGGATGAGGATCCGGCGCTCGCTGGGCCACATCGTCGACGCGGCGCGAATGAGCTACCAGGACGCCGACGGCGAGGAAGCCTACACGCCTTGGTTCTACCGCGCTGGGGTGGATCGCTCCAGCCCCTATCTCCGGCGGCGGACGTTGAGTGGATCGGCCGAGACGGCGGCGATCCAATTCGTCCAGACCTGGCTACGGGAGAACAGCGCGGCGCGGCTGGCGGTCTCGCTGACGCTCTCCGACTGGGATGAGCTGGAGCTGGTCGGCGGCGGCCGGCGGCCGGGCTATCTCGTGCGGGCGAGCGAGCCGGCCGAGATCGAGGGGTACGGGATCGTCTTCATCACCCGGACTCAGGCGAACCTATCGACCGGCCAGGTATCGATTCAACTTGGGGATCTCATGTACCGGAGCCTTGGCAGCTTGCTGACCCGGCTCCAGGAGACGGACAGCGCGGCGCGGACGGGCCGGTCGGCCGTGACGGGGGCGAGGAGCCGGTAACGATGGGAATGAGCGAGGAGTGTGCCATGACACAGCCGGAGTCGGACGCGCTCCACCGGGAGATGATCAAGCTCGACGTCAAACTCGACGCCCTCGCCGATGAGTTCCGGAGCGGTCAGCGGCGGCAAGACGACGAGATCAGCGGGCTCCGGGCGGAGATGCATGGATCGCAGCTCCTCACCCAGGAGCAGATCGAGGATGCCGTTTGGGCGGGTGTCCGGCGGCTGCTGAGCCTGAAACGGCTCGGCGTAGTGTTTGGGGTATTCATCGCCGCCGCGGGGGCGGTCGATGTCATGATCAGGCTCATCGGAGCCTGGTAGAGAGGACCGCATCATGTGGTTGTTCCGGAGGATTCAAGAAGATCCAGCCATGTTCTACGCGATCATCCAGGCGACTATCGCCCTGATCGTGATCCTCGGGCTGCCGATTAGCCGGGAGGCTGAGGCGGCCATCCTCGTGCTGGTGGCGCTGGTGATCGGCTTCCTGACCAAGCGGCAGGTGACGCCGACGGCGACGTTGCCGACCGACGTCCAGCGGCAGATCCGGCGGGACCGGCAGCTATGACCCTGACGCTGGCCGACGCGGTCCGTGGTCCGGTCGACCTCACCGAGCAGGGTATCGTCGCGGGGATCTTCGCCAAGGGCGTCCCGGCATATAGCCAACAGCAGGTGGGGGTCTACGCGCGATCGAACGTCTACTGGTCGCGGCTATTCGGCGTCCGGACCTCTGGCTGTGTCGGCCAGCAGATGCACGAGACGGGCTGGCTCTGGTCACGGGCGAAGCCGAACCAGGTGGACCCGTCGCAGTTCAACTTCGGCGGCGTCGGGGCCGACAACAGCGGCGCGTCCGGGCTCCGGGCCGACACCATCGATCAAGGCGTCCTGATCTACTACTGCCACCTGGCGCTCTACGTCTATGGCACGCCTGACCGGTGGCCGGAGGCGGTCCAGCAGTACGCCAAGTGGGCGCTCCGGCTGAAAGACGTTCAGTGGGCGCATGCCAATAAAAAGAGGCCGGACGGCACCCGACTCAATTTCCTGGGCGCGATGGAGACATACGGCGATTTCGTCAATGGCCGCTGGGCGCAGTCTGACCACATCCCCATCGGCTCACTCGAGAACGGGTACGCCGCCGGCATCGTCCGGGCGGCGAACGAGCTGTTGGGCTACAGCAAGGAGCAGGTGACGATGGACCCGACACGACGCATGATCGACCTGGCGCGGCAGGCGGGATTCGAGGTGCACGATGTCCGGGGGCGGCTGCCGGTCAACAGCGCCGCTCCCTACCGGATGCTGGGGTTGGACCAGGTCCGCTACATCATCCACCACTGGACCGGGGACGCCTTCACCAGGGCCACGATCAAGGCCATTACCGGGACCGACTACGGGGTGGACGTGATCAGCCCGCGGATGAGCGTCGATGACGAGATCGATCTGCTGACCTGGTACGCGAACTACCACATCAGCCGCGATGGGCGGAGCTGGGGCGGGATCGCCTACGGGACACTGATTCTGCCGTCTGGCCGGATCTACGTGGCCTGGCCGATCGGCCAGCGGACCTACCACGCGTATCGAGCGAACGACCTGAGCTACGCGGTCTGCGCGCCGTTGGCGAACGCGGCCGCGCCGACGCCGCCCCAGATGGCCGCCTCGCAGGCCGTCTGGCGCATCCTGGCCGAGGAGACCCCGGAGATCCCGGCTGGGCGTGGGGATATCCATGGCCACGTCGAGGCGCAGTTCATCGATGCGCGGAACAAGACGAGCTGTCCTGGGCCGGTCTACCTCCAGGCGCTGAAAGACTTCCGGGCGGGCCAGTCCGCGCCGGCCCCGACGCCGCAGCCAGCCGACCCGAACGCCTACCAGGACCCGGAGACGAGACACTGGATCGTCAACGCGCCGGGCGCGCCAATCCTGGACTTCTGGCGCGACGGCGGGGTCGAGCGCTGGGGCCGGCCGAAGGGCGGCATGAAGTTGCGTGAGGACGGCGTCTACGAGCAGCTCATGGAAAACGTCTTGATCGAGAGCTGGCCGGCCGGGTTCGGGCATCATCGCGGCCCACACGTCCGCATCGGCGGGCTGGGCCAGCGGTATGAAGCGGCGCTGCTCCAGATCGAGGAGTTGCGGCGCGCGGCATAGACCACTATCGCGTAGGGGCCAACGCGGGTGCTGGAGCAGCGCCCGTGTGCCAGCGCCCCGAACCCTCCTTTCCCTGACGCCTCCGGCTACGGCTGGGGGCGTCGTCTCATGTGTGGTTAAATTTTGAGCAGTGGGGTAGAGCAGCGGCAGCTCGTTGGGCTCATAACTCAAAGGTCGCGGGTTCGAGTCCCGCCCCCGCTACACACCGCGATAGAGACGCCACAACGCCCCTGGCGATGAGCCAGGGGCGTTGTCTATCCCTGCGCCCCGTTAGTGACTAACCTCAACCTCGACGTTTTTGACGCAGGTCTGGGGCCGGGTGTGGTTTGGTGCACTATGCCACGCGCCTTCGCGGACCTCGACATTCGAGAGTCCGGCTAGTGGAATGCAGCGCCAGTTCTGCCTCTCATCGGCCGACAGTCCGGAGCTGCTCGATCCTCCGAACTGGTAGAAGAGCGCTTGCGCCTGTCCCTCTTTCCCGTGCCCGAGCGTATGTGGGCACATCTCGCGGCGATGGCCGTTATAGGTCGCGATGACCTGCTGCTTGTTCCGAATCGCGTCGGCAATGAGCGCGTAAGTGTCCATAGAGCCTCCTTCTTGTGCATACCGGAACACCCCCACAGGTGTAGGGACAGTTGCTGATCCAAACCGGGATCGGCGGTTTGTCTGGGACACCCCCACGGGTGTGGGGACCCTGAGAGCTTATACCCCCGCGATCTCGGGGACCACCGGAGGCTCGATATCCAGGACCTCTAGCCGAACCGGACGCTCCTCAACCGGGACTGGATCGCCGCCAAGGCGAAGCGCGTAGACGAACCCCCGAATCGCCTCTTCTGCCCGCTCCAGGGCCTCCTCCACGGTCCGGCCCTGGGTCACGCAGCCGGGCAACGCCGGCACGGTCACGGTATACATGTCGGACTCCTCCGCGGGAGTCAGGACGACTGAATAGCGCATGGGTAGCTCCTTTCTAGAGCAATCGCCTGAGATCGTCGACCGTCAGCCCGGCTTGATCGAGGATCGAGTGCATGGTCTTTGGGAGCAGATCCTCGTTGCGGTGAACCGGGACCGTGACCTGGCCCGGCTTCGTGTCGTGCCGAAGGTAGTGGTGGCTTCCCTCGATGTGGGTTACGAACCAGCCGTCCTTGCGGAGGGCCTTGAGCATCTGCTTCCCACTGACCACTGGCGCTTTCGGCATTTCACAACCCCTTCTTGACTACTCCTATACTATAGCATACGTGCTAGAGTATGTCAAGGGGTTGGGATAAACAGTTTCACGATTCGCCCGGCGGCTTCCGGCGACGGCCGGGCTTCCAACCAGGGCGGCGATCCTCAACCAGCACAAGATCACTTGCCTTGATCATCCAGGGGCCGTGCTCGCCGAGTTTTTGGGCCGGGAGCCGCCCCTCGGCGATGAGCGCCCGGACTCGGCTATGGTGCACCCCGAGCCGGGCGGCGGCTTGTTTGGTGGTCAGAATCGGATCGTCCATGATGATACTGTAGCACGGATGCTAGGACGCGTCATCGACGATCTCGAGCTGCTCGGCCTCGATCCGGCGGGCGGCCGCTTCGAGGATCTTGTAGGCGTCCTTCTCGGCGTAGAGCTTGAGGCCGTCCAGCACGAAGGGGCAGATGATGAACGGCTTGTCCCACGCCTTTGACAGCTCGTAGACCCGGTCGACGTCCGGGTGGTAGTCCGGCTTGACCGTCCGGCGGACCCACACCAGGCTTCCACCTTTGTCTCCCGGCCGTTCATGCATCACCGGATAGAGGGTGCTCTCCACCCGTTCGGCGATCTGGCGGGCGACCGGGGGAGAGCCGGTCAAGATCGACCTCGACCGGAGTAGCCAGCTTGCCCGGCCGCGTCCGGGGCGACGAAACGCGCTCCTTGCCTGAGTAGAAGCGAATGGTTTTCGTAGACTTGTCAGCAGCCATCGGAGGTATCCTCTCTGGTGGTGATCCCGCCCCGGCGGTGTGCCAGCACTGCCGGGGCATCCTGTGTGACTAGAGCGCGCCACGGCGGCGCAGCTCGGCGATCAGAACATCGGTATCGAACGCCGCGAGCGGGTTGTCTGCCTCATCCTCCTCTCCAGCGGCCTGAGCCGCGTGAAATGCCTCAATAGCCGGCCAGAGTTCGACCGCCCAGTCACGGGAATCGCCAGCCTCGGCGACGATCTCGCAGGAGCCATCCGCCAGGACGGTGAAGAGGGTGTACTCCTTGTTCTGGTTCTTGCGGCTGCCGCCGATGCCGCAGTCGAGGTAGAGCCCGCCGACGACGTAGTTGTCGACCGCGTCCTTGCGCATGAACTCGCCGAGGATCGAGTAGCCGTTGACCTTGCTCTTGTCGAGGCCAGTCACGCTCTTGATCCAACCGCCGTTGTAGCGGGTGGTGTCGAGGATCGGCTGGGGGTTGATCTGGACGTAGGCCACTGGAGGTATCCTCTCCGGCTTTGGATCGTGTGGTGTGCCAGCACCGCCGCGATCCCACATCTGGGCGAGCCAGCCGGTGAGGTAGTCGCCGAGCCGCGGGATCTGGGGGCTACGTCCCCAGCCAGTCAGGGAGCGGAAGAGGTTCACCGGCGCGCCTCCCGTCGGACTCGCTCCCAGCAGCTCCGGCACCTGCCGAGCGAGAGGTGGGGCCGCTCGGTCGTCCCACAGGCGACGCAGGCATCGTGGTCCTGTGACCAGGTGCCGGCGCGGCCGCTCCAGATCCCGAGCGAGATGACATTGTGAGCAGTACGACAAGTGGTACTGCGGCCTTGGGCTGTTCGGTGTCCTTGGGTTGGGCCGACTGCGGGGCGTCAACGGGTCATAAGACCCTCACCACGACCCAGAGGGTACCCCGCCCTCTCCCGTGAACGGGAGAGGGGAGCTCTAACGCGGCGGCCGGTGTGCCAAGCACCTATCCCTGTCCCGGGAGCGGGAGAGGAGAACTAAGACGACTTCTCTTATTGTTCGGTCCCCCTTCTCCCGTAAGACGGGAGAAGGGGCTAGGGGATGAGGGCACCCATGAGCATGTCTGGCAGTGAGAGCCTACGAATCGTTCAACTTGCCAACGCGGCCGCTTTGGCCGCGGGGGCGACGGCCGTCTACGGACCGGCCGATTGCACGCCCTACCGGATGGGCGCGTTCCTCGTCGTCTGTGACCAAGACCACGACGACCGGGTCCTGGGCTGGTTCCAGGACAACAACGGCAACCCGAACCTGCCGAACGGGGCCTACCTCTTTGGGCCGGACAACGGCGAGATCAACGAGGCGGGCGAGACCGGCTCGGGATCGACCGGGCGCTGCTACCAGTTCTGGTCCTCGATGCTGACCCGCTGCGCCGTCTCGGTTCGCAACAACGGGGCCAGTCCGGCCAACGTCTCGGTCTGGGTGGCGCTCTGGCTGTAGGGGCGGTTAGCGCGAGAGGAGTCCTCCATGGCGACAGCCAACCCGCCGACCTTGGCACACCTGTTGGAGACCCAAGACGTCGAGCGGATGCAGCGCTACCGGGAGTACCTGGCCTTCTATCAGGGCGAGCAGTGGCGGGAGCGGCGGCGGGCCGGCGAAACGCGGCTAACGGTCAACTACGCCCGCGCCCTGGTCCGCAAGACGGCCAGCTACTTGATGCCGCGCCCGGCGACCTTCAACGTCCTGGCGTCTGACGGTGGCCCGTCGCCTCGATCGACCGCCGCCGAGCAAGCCCTGGCCGAGGTCCACGCCGCCAACGACCTACACATCCTCGATCTCCAGAGCGCGGTCGATAGCGCCGTACTCGGCGACGGTGCGTTCAAGCTGACCTGGAACGAGCGGCGGAACCTGCCGCTGGTCGCGGCGGTCGATCCCCAGACGCTCTGGGCTTGGTGGCCGCCCGGCAACCCCGGCAAGGTGCGCCGGGTGGTCCAGCGCTCGGAGCTGCCGGTCGAGGACGCCGCCGCCCTCTTTGGGTTGGCGTTGCCGGAGCGGCCGGCCCAGGTGACGGTGGTCGAGGAGTGGACGGCCGAGCGCTACCAGGTCGAGATCGGCAACCAGGTCGTCCGGGACGAAGCCAACCCCTACGGCTGGATCCCCTACGTCCTCTACCCCAACCTGGCCCGGCCGCACGAGTTCTGGGGCGCCAGCGACCTGGAAGACCTGCTCGACATCTGCCGGGAGCTCAACCGTCGCATGACGACGGTCAGCCGGATCTTGGACGTCGCCGGCTACCCGATCACCGTCTTGGAGAACGTCACCGGCAGCGAGGGCATCCGGATCGACGCCGGGGCCGTCTGGGAACTGCCGGAGGACTCCCGCGCCTACTTGCTGGACCTCCTCCAGGGCGGCGGGGTGCGCCTGCACATCGACTACATCGACCTGCTCTACCGCCAGCTCCACGACCTGAGCGAGACGCCCCGGACGGCGTTCGGCGACTCCGGCCGGATGCTCTCCGGCGCGGCGCTGGAGGTCGAGATCCAACCGCTCGTCCAGAAGGTGATGCGCAAGCGCCGTGTCTGGGACCGCGTCTACCGGCAGCGCAACGCGATGATCCTGGAGATGCTGGAGCGCTGGGGTGGACGGGACTTCGGCGGGCTGCGCCGGACCGAGACGATCTGGGGTGAGATCCTGCCGAGCGACCGCGAGGCGCTGACCCGCTCGGCGGTCAGCTTAGTCGAGGCCGGCATCCAGAGCCGCCGCGACGCGATGGCCAGCCTCGGCGACGCCAACCCGGAAGCGAGTTGGGCGCGAGTGCTCGAAGAGCGGGTGCAGGGGATCGGTTACCGAGAACCGGGTAACGCGAACGCTTCTTCGTTTTCAGCCGATCCCCGGTGACCAGTAACCAGTACCCGAAAGGAGTTTCCGATGCCCGCCCTAGCCGATATCCGCGCGCGGGTCCGCGCCCGGCTGGAGGAGCAGACGGCCGCCGTCTGGACCGACGCCGAGCTGGACGAGGTGATCACCGCCAGCACCGAGGAGTACAGCCTGCGCTTTCCCCGCCAGCTCGCGACGCCGGTGGCGGTGGCGAGCGGCGCCTGGAGCTGTCCGGTCCCGGCTGGTTCGCTCGGTATCGTCCGGGTGACGTTGGCCGATGGCTACGTCGTCCCCAAGCGGGGCCGGCCGGCCGGCAAGACCTCGGACGAGTGGTTGGCCTGGGAGGAGTTCGCCGGGCTGATCCACTTCAGCCGGCCGTTGGCCGCCCAGACCTTGACCGTCTGGAGCTTGACTGGCCACAGCGTCGCCGAGGTGCCGTCGCCGGACGTCGGCTTGCTCGTCGCCGGGGCGGTCTGGCGGGCGTTGGAGCAGCGCAGCGTCCAAGCCCTGAAGCGCGGCGGCCCAGCCAACGGCGTCTCGCTCAACCTGGTGGTGCGCCAGGCGCGGGACGAGTACCAGCGGGTGTTTGATTTACGCTGCCGCCGTCTCCGTGCCCTCTGA